CACTCCAATTCAAAAGGTGGGGCTTCCCCGTCCCGAAAACCCAAGACGACCTCAGAGAGCTAAAAGCCCTGGGTGCAAGACTGAAAGAACGGTACAAACCCAAAAATGAGTCATAAGGAACAAATAGACTTCGTTATTGCGGTCAAAGAGAAGCACCCAAGTTTCTTTGTAAACAAACGAGTATTAGAAGTTGGCAGCTTAAACATAAACGGAACAGTTAGAGACCTCTTTGTAGATTGCGACTATGTTGGTTGCGATCTTGGAGAGGGAAGCGGCGTAGATATAGTTTGTGCGGGGCAAGATTTAACCTTGCCTGACGACAGCTTTGATGTGGTTTTGAGTTGCGAGTGTTTCGAGCATAACCCTGCGTATCAGGAAACCCTGCACAACATGGTGCGGATGCTCAAGCCTAGCGGTTTATTGTTCTTTACCTGCGCGACTACAGGCAGAGCAGAACACGGCACAAGCAGAACAACACCTAAAGACGCTCCTTTTTGCGGAGACTATTATAGGAATCTAGTTGCAGAGGACTTCAACACAACTGGGCTAAACGGCGAGTTTTCCACACTCAATACAGACCTACGCTTTTATGGCTTTAAGGATAAATAGTTAAACTGTTGTAAAATAACCACGAACACCCCGTAGAGGATTCGGACAAATGGAACATGAAAATTTAGAGAAAGAAAAATCAAGTTGGGGCGGCTCCAGAGCAGGAGCAGGTAGACCACAAGGTGCTACCAATAAGATCCCTAAGCAGGTAAAGGAAAACATTGTTGCGGTCTTCGATGAGTTAGGCGGCTTAGAGGAGATGGTAAACTGGGCCAAAGCTGATCCCAAGCACCAGACAGAGTTCTACAGGTTCTACAGTAGGCTGGCTCCGATAGAGCAGAAAGTGACAGGCGATCCAGACCAACCCCTGAACATAGGGATTGGATGGATAAAGTAATAACCATTCCTTACAAACCGAGGGAACACCAGCTTGCAATCCATGATGCAGTTGATTCTCACAGATTCGCAGTTGCAGTCTGCCATCGCAGGTTTGGTAAGACAGTTGCGGCAATCAACCAGATCATTAAGGCTGCGGTGCTATGCGGACGGGACAATCCACGCTATGCCGTTGTGTGTCCAACGTACACACAAGCCAAAAGAGTCGCCTGGGACTACGTTACCGAGTACACGCGGCCTTTAGACCCCAAGGTCAACATAAGTGAGTTGCGGGTGGACTTCATGGGGCGGCGCATCAGTCTTTACGGTGCGGACAACCCAGACAGTCTCCGAGGTATCTATTTAGACGGTGTTGTTCTGGATGAAGTGGGGGATATGAACCCTAAGATCTGGACAGAGATATTAAGACCTGCCCTTGCGGATCGTATGGGGTGGGCATTATTCATCGGGACTCCGAAGGGCATGAACCACTTTAAGGAGCTTAGAGATCGTGCTGAGACTGAGGACGACTGGGCATTACTGGAGTTTAAGGCTTCGGAGACTAACATCCTGCCTAAAGCCGAGCTTGAGGCTGCAAGAAAAGAGATGGGGGATGACAAGTATTTTCAGGAGTTTGAGTGTTCCTTCTCAGCTGCGGTCGAGGGGAGTTACTACGGGACGATACTTAACGAACTCGCAGAAGAACGCTTTAAGGAAATCCCAAGGGACGACCTCTGCAAGACCTTTGCGGCGTGGGATCTGGGGATGGGGGACTCTACGGCAATATGGGTTGTCCAAGTCGCGGGCCAAGAGGTTCGATGCATGGACTATATCGAGAATCATGGGCAGGGCTTAGACTGGTACGTCAGAGAACTAACCCACAGAGACTGGCACAAGGCCACACAGTTGCTGCCCCACGATGTACAGGTCAGAGAACTCACAACGGGTAAAAGCCGATTAGAAGTCTTAAGAGAGGCTGGCTTAGACTGTACTGTAATACCCAGGTTAAACGTAGACGATGGCATCCAGGCGGTGAGAAGGCTTCTTCCCCGTTGCTGGTTCAACCTTCCTGCGGTCAAGCAGGGATTGGATTGCTTGCGGAACTACCGTAGAGAGTATGACGAGAAGCGTCAAGTCTTCTATGCCAGACCACTTCACGACTGGTCATCTCATGGGTCAGACAGCTTTCGTTACCTGGCACTAGGAATCGAAACCAACAGCACTTGGGATAAACCCCTGAACATCAAAACCAAATGGATTGTGTAAATGGATGATCTAAAGCTAAAAACAGTAGTCCAAGGCGAGATAGACAATGCGCTTGGCTACATAGAGTCGGAAACGACTGAAGAAAGACGCAAGGCGATCAATTACTACAATCGTGCTTTCTATGGCAACGAGGTCGAGGGTCGGTCTACGATTGTCACGGGTGAGGTTGCTGAGGCTGTAGACGCTGCGCTTCCTGCCCTGCTGAGAGTCTTTACCCAAGGTGACGATATTGTTCGTGCGGAGCCAGAAGGCCCAGGCGATGAAGAGATTGCCAAGCAGATCACGGCCTACCTAAATTACATTTTCTACCGAGACAACCCTGGCTTTTCCATCCTGAACATCTGGTTTAAGGATGCTCTGCTACAGAAGAATGGCGTGGTTAAGGTTTACTGGGACGATGAGAAGCAGGTTAACTCGGAAGAGTACGAAGACCTGACAGAGGACGAACTAACCCTGATGCTTGCGGATGAGACCGTAGAAGTGGTCGAGCAAGACAAGCGTAAGGTGGGTGAGGTTCCCGTTCCTCCTACTCCAGAAGAGATGATGGCGGCTCAACAGATGGGCGTGATGCCTGAACCTCGGATGGAGCCTATCTTTGTCTACGATGTGAAGATCCGCAAGGTTAAGAAGTTCGGTCAGGTCAGGATTGAGAACGTGCCTCCAGAGGAGTTCATCATCTCTAAGAAGGCGCGGACAATTAAAGACTCACCCTTCTGCGCCCACAGGAAGCTCACCACGCGGTCTGAATTGATTGCGATGGGGTTTGATGCAGACGTAGTAGAAGACCTGCCAACGTATGAAGACTTGGAGTACACGCCTGAAAGGGTGGCAAGGTATACGCAGGGTGAGCAGCCTCTAAATCAGGCTTCTGCTATAGATAAGAGCATGGAAGAGGTCGAGGTTTTTGAGTGCTACATCCATGCGGACTATGACGATGACGGGATTGCAGAGCTGCGTAAGGTGGTTTATGCGGGCAACGAGATCCTAGAGAACGAAGAGATAGATTACGTTCCCTTCTGTTCTATCTGCCCCATTCCTATGCCGCACAAGTTCTTTGGTCACAGTCTTGCGGACAGGACGATGGACTTACAGCTTATCAAGTCGACCATTACCCGCCAGATTCTGGACAACCTTTACCTGACGAACAACGCCCGAGTCATGGCGGTAGACGGGCAAGTAAACCTAGATGACCTGTTAACCGTAACACCTGGTGGTGTAGTTCGGGTGAAAAGCCCACAGGCGGTACAGCAGTTGTCGGTCTCCCCTGTTGCGGGCCAGAGCTTCCCCATGTTGGAATACCTAGACAGGATTCAGGAGAAGCGCACAGGGATTACGGCAAACTCACAAGGCTTAGACCCTAACATCCTGCAGAACACGACTGCGGCGGCTGTTGCGGCTATGCAGAACGCTGCGGCTGGCAGGGTCGAGTTGGTTGCGCGGACATTTGCAGAAACAGGTGTTCGTGACCTTTTCCTGAATATCCTTCACCTCATTGGTAAGTACCAAGACAAGGCAAGGATTGTGCGGTTACAGGGCAAATATGTGTCCGTAGACCCGCGGGAGTGGAAGTCTCAGTACGATGTTTATATCAACGTGGGTCTAGGAACTGGTACGAGAGAGCAGCAGTTAACCATGCTGTCTATGATCCTTCAAAAGCAGGAGGCACTTCTTGGCACACCCATTGGTCAAGCGTTGGTTGGCATTGAACAATATAGATCCGTCCTTGGCAGATTTATCGAAAGTGCTGGTTTTGCAGATAGCGCAGAGTTCTTCCGTGAAGTATCTCCTGAGCAACTCCAGCAGATGCAGCAACAGAACACTCCGCAGACAGACCCACAGGCCCAGGCACTAATGGCCCAGGTTCAGGCCCAGATCCAGTCAGACCAGGCCAGAGCGCAATCAGAGATAGCGATACAACAGCAGAAGGCTCAGGCCGATATTCAACTCCAGAGGGAGAAGGCTGCGGCCTCCATCCAGCTAGAGCGTGAGAAAGCAGAGGCTAACTTACAGTTGAAAGTGGCAGAGTTCCAAGCAGAGGCCCAAATGAAGGCGGCTAAGGTTGGTGCAGATATAACGGGCAACGTACAAGTACCTGGGAGCTTCTCGATTTGAACAACGCAGAGAGGGCGCAAGCCTACCTAAACGATGAGTTCTTTCAGGGTGTTGTGGAAAAACAACGCTTGTTGTATATTAGCAACATTGTTAACAGTAACGCAGAGGATGTAGAGGGTAGGGAAATGAACTACCTAAAGCTGCGGGTGCTGGATGAGTTTATAGCGTCTTTTCAGACTGTTGCGGATGACAGGCTAGTAGAGAAAAGGCGATTTAAGATTTTCTAGTAACTAAGGAGTAGTGAATGGACACCAACCCACAAGGGAGTGCCAAGACGGTCACAGATGCGGCAAATGCATTTTTAGGGATGATGGAACCAGAGGAGGCGCAAGCCCAACCCGAGGTTCAGCAAGAACTAGAAAGCGAGGTCGTGGAAGATGGGTACGAAGCTGACGATTCTGCGGAATACGATGCTGATGAAGTTCAAGAAGAGGAACCAACTCCCACCTACAGAGTAAAAGTAGGCAAGGACGAGCTTGATGTTCCCTTGGATGAGCTTCTTAAAGGTTACTCACGCACTGCTGACTACACACGCAAGACTCAAGAAATAGCAGAGACCCGCAAGGCGGTAGAAGCGGATAGGGCTAAGATTGAAGAAGCGGCGAAACTCCGAGATACCTACGCACAGAGGCTTTCTGTGATTGAGCAGATGCTTAATCAGGACTCTGGCGAGGATCTAGCAACGCTGAAGGAGACTGACCCTATCGGTTATGCGGTGAAGGTTGCAGAGCAATCAGAGCGTGAGAAGCAATTAAACGCGGTGAGAGCAGAGCAACAAAGGCTTGCCCAACAACAACAGGCAGAACAAGGCGAGAGGCTAAAGGCCCACCTTGCTACGGAAGCCCAAAAGTTAGCTGAGGCAATTCCAGAGATTTCTGACCCTGTAAAGGGACAAGCAATCCGCACCGATATTAGGAACTACGCACAGAAGTTGGGATTCTCAGAGCAGGAACTGGCTCAGGTCTACGACTCTCGTGCGGTCACAGCACTCTATAAAGCGATGCAATACGACAAACTAGTGTCCAACAAAGGCGAGGCCAGCAAGAAGGTGAACCAAGCCCCAAGGATGCTCAAGCCTGGAACCTCTACGCCTGAAACGCGGACAAGCCAGGAAGTAAAAAACATGAGAGGCCGTCTCAAAAAGTCTGGAAGGGCTAAAGATGCGGCGGCTTTATTTGAACGATTTTTGTAAAAGGAAATTGAAATGAGCGCAACTTTTTCGAGCTTTACCGTGGTCGGTATTCGTGACGACCTTAGCGATGTCATCTATGACATCTCCCCCCAAGACACACCCATTATGTCGAGTATCGGCAAGACCAAGGCCACCAATGTGTTCCATGAGTGGCAGACGGACTCCCTTGCTGCTTCCACGACTGCTAACGCCCTTGTAGAAGGTGCTGATGCTACGGACGCAACCGTTTCGCCCACCACTCGTATTGGTAACTACACGCAGATCGTTGGTAAGACCATCCGCGTGTCGGGAACCCTTGAGGCTGTAGACAAAGCTGGTCGTAAGTCTGAGAAGGCTTACCAGATGGCTAAAGCTGCGGCTGAGATGAAGCGCGACATTGAGACCATCATTACCGCCAACCAAGGCCAAACCGCTGGTTCTTCTACTGCGGCTCGTAAACTCGGTTCACTCCTGTCGTACATTAAGACCAACACATCGTTCCGTGGCACTGCTACAACGGGTGCTGATCCCACAACGATTGGTGTTTCTACTCGTACAGACGGTACACAGCGCACCTTTACTGAGACCCTCCTTAAAGAGGTTATTCAGGAAGTGTTCGTTTCTGGTGGTACGCCTACCCTTGCTGTTATGCGTCCTGCGCTTAAGCAGAAAGTCTCTGGCTTCCAGGGCAACTCTGCCTACCGCGTTAACACCGACAACTCGGTTGGTAATGTAACCGTGGTTGCTGGTGCTGACCTGTATCAGTCGGACTTTGGTGTTCTCCAGCTTGTGCCTGATCGCTTTATGCGGGAAGCTAATCGTGAGGTTCTGATCCTTGATCCTGAGTTTGCTGCCCTTGCTTACCTGCGGCCTTTCCAGACGAAAGACCTGGCTGTAAGCGGTGACTCCGAGCGTTCGCAGCTTCTTGCTGAGCTTACGCTTGAGGTTCGCAATGAGGCTGCACACGGTATCGTAGCTGACCTAGACGCAAGCCTGTAATGCTGTAAAATGGGGGGTGGGTAACTGCCCCCCACTTCAAGGAAGTATATGAAACGACTAATGTCGCAAGACCTGAATACCCAAACGGTTCAGATTGCACACGATGACGGCGAAGGCGGTCTCTACCTAGAGACGAAACAAAACATTCAGCCTTTCTTAGAACAAAACAAAAACTCCTACGCTCGTATAGACGAACGAGCTAGATGGGGAGAGTTCACACATATTGCGAGTATTCCCTTTACTGTTATCCAACAGTTAAACAAAGAGGGGATACTAAAAGGGTTTCACATAGTCGAGCCTAAGAAGTTGAAGGCTTGGTTAAATGACTCTGACAATCGCTTTTTTAGAACTCGACCTGGGAGGATTTAATGCGAGTAGCAATATGTATCCCTTCACGCGGGGATATGATGATTGGGACGGCGTTTGACTTAGCAACGATGTGCGGATACGACTCTCGGTTTAGAGAAGGCACACAGGCCATATACACGGTTGCGGGGACGCTGATATTTGACCAACGCAACAAACTAGCAGAAGCGGCACTAGAAGAGGGTGCAGATTACATCCTCTGGGTGGATGCGGATATGCGGTTTCCTAAGAATACGATTGAGCGTTTACTGGCCCACGATAAAGACATCATTGGGGTGAACGCTACTACGAGAAGCCACCCTGTTGGTTCAACGGCAAAGCATCTAGAGTGCAACTTTGAGACGAACGAAAGCACTTGGATACCAGTAGACAGCAAGGGCAAGACTGGGATTGAGAAGGTGGCTGCGATAGGGTGCGGAGTGATGCTCTGCAAGGCTGAGGTCTTTAAGAAGACACCTAAGCCCTGGTTCTGGTTTTACAACCTAAAGAACGGCAAGACTTTAGGCGAGGATGTGCATTTCTGCATTGCGGCACATGACGCTGGATTTGAAACTTGGGTCGATCACGGTCTTAGTAATGAGATCGGGCATATAGGCCAATACACTTATTCTTGGAGTGACATAAAAGATGGCTCTGACCAATTACAGCGACCTAAAGACAACGGTCGCAAACTATCTCGGAAGAAGCGATCTAAGTAGCGTTATTCCTGACTTTATATCTCTGGCTGAGATTCGTCTTGCCAGACAGTTGCGGATTAGGCAGATGCTTAAGACTGTAACTAGTAGCACTACAGGGGGAGACAATACGGTTGGTCTTCCCTCTGACTTTCTAGCTATTCGTGACATCTACATAGATCAAAACCCACGAAGAAGCCTATCCTATTTATCACCCTCTGCTTTTACACGGGATGCTCGTGCGGCTGAGTCTGGGCTTCCAAACTTCTACACCCAGAAGGGGTCAGAGTTTGAGCTTGCCCCCATCCCAGATACTAACTACACCTTGGTTATGCTTTACTACGCAAAACCTGCGGCTTTATCTGACTCCAACCTAAGTAACGAGTTTATGGCTGTCTGTCCTGATGCACTGGTGTACGGGGCATTAGTAGAAGCAGAACCGTATTTGATGAACGATGCTAGGTTGGCTGTGTGGAGCCAGTTGTATCAAAACGCTGTGACTTCCCTTGCGGAGTCTGATAACACCTCTGAATATGCGGGGGTTCCTCTTACTATGTCTGTGACCTCTCGTTAGGAGTAGCAAATGGCTGAACTATCTAATTATCTAGAAAACAACCTGTTAGACCATGTATTGCGCGGCACAAGCTATACCTCGCCTACCACGGTCTTTGTGGGTCTTTACACCTCCGATCCTGGTGACGACAACTCAGGCGCAGAATGTACAGGCGGGGCTTATGCTCGCCAAATTCTTTCTGTAACTACCGCCTCGGGAGGCATTGTGACCTCTTCTGCGGATGTGACATTCCCACAGGCTACAGACGCTTGGGGAACCATCTCCCACATTGGCCTGTTGGACGCGGTGACCGCTGGCAACCTGCTTATGCATACGCCCCTGACGACCTCTCGCGCTATTGAGGCTGGCGATGTTCTGAAAATCAGTTCTGGTAGCCTTACTGCAAGCCTTGATTAATGTACCTAACCTTAGAACAGTTAGACCAATTTGGAACGCTTGACCAGCTTCCATTTAGTCTTGATAACAACTGGACAGAGGAGGGGGTTTGCGGCCCCTTTACGCTTGATAGCTTAGACGCATTTGGAAGCATAGACTCTCTTGGGTTTAGTCTTGATGACCCAATTTGGTTGTCAACAACCACCTGTGCAAAGGTGGCCTCTGCGGAAGTAACGGCCACAGGAACTTTAACTGCAAGCAGCCTTACTGAAAAAAGCGTAGAGGCCATTATTGTTGGGGCTGGAACGCTTGTTTCTGGCTCTGAGCGTGTACGCTCTGCTGATGGTGTTATCACGGGAACCGCAAGCCTGTCGTCTGATGCATTGCGGCAAAGAACCGTTGGTGGACAAATTGTTGGGACTGGATCTTTAAGTGCGCTGCTTGGGCTTGTTGCAGAAGCAGAAGCAACAATTACTGGTAGCGGGCAGTTAACGGCTGGCGTTTCGCTTACCCGATTTGGGCAGGGGATCTTTGTTGGTAGTGGTGTTCTTACCGCAACCCCATACAAGTATGGCGAGGAATGGTCTGCGGTTACGGAAGAAGCAAATACATGGACAATAGTTAGCCCAGAGTCTAATACCTGGACTACAAGAACCTCTGGAACGAATACATGGCTACAACGCGGGTAGACTTTACAGAATGGCTTCCAGACCAACCTGGCGTTGTCGGAGCTTTAACAAACGCTAAGAATGTTTTTCCCAAGGCTGTGGGCTACGGGCCTTTCCCAGAGGAAGAGGACTACTCTGCTGCGGCCTCTGAGGACTTAAATAGCGTCTTTGCGGGCAAAGATAACGCAGGGGTCACAAAAGTATTTGCAGGGGGTTCCACTAAGATATTCTTGCTGGATGCCTCTGATATGTCTCTAGATGATGTCTCAGGTACTACTTATAGTGCTGGCTCAGACTGGAAGTTTATACAGTTTGGCTCGTTTGTGATTGCTGGCAATGATGCCAACAAACTCCAATATGCCGACTTGTCCACCACGACCTCCTTTACAGATTTAAGTGCCTCTGCACCTACAGCTAAGCTGTTAACAGTTGTGCGGGACTTTGTGGTGACGGGTAATACGTCTACCGCAAATAACGAGCTTCGTTGGTCGGGTATTAACAATCCCACAGGAACATGGGGATCTGTTGCGGTAACCCAGGCAGACTTCCAGACGATTCCTGACGGTGGTGAGATCCGAGGCTTAACGGGTGGCGAGTTTGGCCTAGTCCTGTTAGAGCGTTCCATCGTGCGGATGTCCTATGTAGGTTCTCCGCTGATCTTTCAGTTTGACAACATCAGTCGTAACCTTGGGTGTTACGAGAGCAACTCTGTGGCCCAGTGGCAGGGCATTACTTACTTCCTAGCTGATGACGGGTTTTATGCCTGTAACGGTCAGCAGGTAGAGGCGATAGGCGCGGAGAAGGTTAACAGGCACTTCTTTAATACCTTAAGAGAGAGCAGACTAGACGAGATGTCTACCGCTGTAGACCCCTTCCGCAATCTAATTATCTGGGGTTACCCGTCTACAGACTTAACTTACCGTCTGCTTATCTATCATCTCATTACAAAGAAATGGTCGTTTGCGGATACGGGGATTAGCAGAATTGCTAACCTGTTTACCCCTGCGTTTACTTTAGAACAATTGGATAGCTTCTCTGCTTCTTTAGATGCCCTTCCTGTTTCTTTAGATGACAGGCAATGGCTGGGTGGAAAGTTCCTTTTTGGCGGGATTTCTACAGACAAGATCATTACCTTCTCTGGCCCCAACAAAGAGGCGCGGATTACCACAGCCGATTTAGAGACAAACGGCACTAAAAGCATGGTTACGCTTGCCAAACCGATTGTAGACGGTGGCTCTGCGAGTGTTGCTGTAGCCTCTAGACAGAACCTTGCTGAAGATGTGATATTTAATACCGCAGTTGCGGCAGATAGTGAGAATAGGGTTGGCTTACGGTCTTTAGGAAGGTATCATAGGCTTCGGGTCATTCCGTCTGGTAATTGGTCTACTGCCATTGGTGTTGAGATGGAAATTCAGTCTGCGGGGATGCGCTAATGCAGTTTCGTAGGTTACCTCCGTTTGGTGGAGACTCTCGTGCAGTAGCAGAGATCCTAAACAGTGTGATGGACGGTAAGACCAACAATACTGGCACGATCACACTAGAAACAGGTGACGCGACATCTACGACTCTAAACGATGCGCGGATTTCTGTAGATACAAAAATAGTCCTGTTGCCGTTCTCGGATGCTGCGGAGGGTGACTCGGCCCCATTCGCACAGTTTTCAGATTACAACGATCAGGCTGCTACTACGATAGGCAGTGAAAACGTACTTGGTCTGGACACAACAGACTTAAGCAATGGCGTTTATCTGAGTAATGGAGACAGGATTAACTTTCGCAATGCTGGAAAGTATGCGATTCAGTTTTCAATCCAAGTGGTCAACGACACAAACGACACACAGAGCGTAGACATCTGGTTTAAGAAGAACGGCACAAACATAGACAAATCTAATTCCAAATTCGGAATAAAGGCGCGAAAGTCTACTGGTGCAGACTCTCAGCTTATTGCGGCTACGATGGTGTTTTTTGATCTTGCGGCAAACGATTACATACAGTTGGCGTGGAGGCCATCAGACATAGGCGTGTCGTTTGAGCATTTTGCGGCTGTTACTGCCTCTGCTGGTGTAACCCCTGCAATACCCGAGACTCCTACCGCGTTTGTAACGGTTCAATACATTGCACCATACGCTTACAGCAATATTTATGTGTCATCGCAGACCAACGGCAGTGCGGTTATATCTCATTTTTCTAATGACACCGCAAACAAAACTTACGCTTATATCTTAGTAGGGTAAAAACATGGCAATTAATCCATACACTATGACGGGCCAGATTCCTGGCGGCACATCTCCACTTGCGGGGCTTCCCTCGTTGCGGGGGACTGCATCTGGTGAGTCTCGTATAGACCCGACCCTGCGTCCCTATTTAGAGCTTGGCCTTCAGCGCGGTGAGCAGTTGTTCTTTGGTGCGCCACAGCCCACCCTTTACCCAGGGCAGATGTATGTATCCCCTAGCCAACAGACTTTAACTGCTTTACAACAGCAAGAGGCTCTTGCAACCGCCCCGCAGCCTACATTACAAGCCGCACAACAGGCTTACATGGGTGGACTGTCTGGGCTAGGAACAACTGCGGCAGGTAGTTTTTTAGGCGGGTCTCCATTCCAGCAACAGGCAATACAAGCGGCTGTCAGACCCATTCAACAACAGTTTGAGCAGACGACATTGCCTGGTGTTGCCTCCCTTTATTCTCAAGCTGGTCGTTATGGATCTGGTGCTATGGAGAGGGCTGTGGGTCAGGCAACAGAGGCTTCTGGGCGGGCCATAGGCGATGTTGCGGCCTCCATTGCTGCCCAAGACTACGCAAGGGAAAGGGCCTTACAGCAACAGGCTCAAGCACAGCAAATTAGTGCGTCTCAACTCGCTCCGCAAGTGTTTCAGCAACAGTTCTTGCCATCGCAACAGCTTGCAAGGATTGGAGAGGCAAGAGAGGGTATTGAGGCACTTCCGTTACAAGAGGCTATCCAGCGTTACCAGTTCGAGCAACAGCTTCCCTACCAACAGTTGCAATCTTTCTTATCTTCTGTTTATGGAACTCCACTTGGTAGCTCGCAGGTTCCGCAGGTTCAGGTGGGAACGCCATCTGTAAATCGTGTATCCACAACATTGGGCGGCGCGGTTGCTGGATCACAGATTGGCGGGTTGTTTAATACTGGGTTGTTTGGATTAAGCCCACAGACAACGGGCGCGGTGCTTGGTGGTCTTGGCGGCTTATTACTCTAGGGGTTGGCATGGACGAGCAAACAATTATGCAGGTCGAGCAAGCAATGGCCCAACTGATTCAGCAAAACGCCCCAGAAGATGTGCGCGAGTTTATAGATGCAATCAGCGCAGACGGAGTTACTCAAGACGAGGTTATGGAGTTTAAGCAGGAAACGCTTAACGCAATTAACAACCCGCAACAATTTAGGCGTTACACACAATACTTGCTATCAACGGGTCTTGTAGAGCAAGCAGATCTTCCTACTTCCTACGATGCTAACTTTTTGTTTGTGATGTTGGGCATGGGTGCAATTGCTCAGACGATGGTAAATGCTTAGACTGGCAGAGACAAAAGACACAGAGCAAATAGTGAGGCTGGCTGTAGAGTCGGTCTCAAGAGATCCTATGCGGGTCACAATAAGCCGCAGAAAGATGAGAGCGCAGGTTGAAGAAAGTGTTGCACAAAATGCGGCAATCGTCTCAGAGATAGACGGAGAGGTTGTTGGTGTAGTTGGCTGGAGTGTGCATGAATCTTTTTGGTTTGCTGAAAAGCAAGCGAGTCTGCTTATGTTTTATTGCCCGCGTGGTGGTGAGGGCTACAAGTTACTGAAAGCCTTTGCGGATGCTGTTCGTGCTAATAAGAGCATAGCAATGGCGTATGTCTCACTAGAAAGAGACATGGGCGAAAAGTACATGAGGGCTTTTAAGCGTTTGGGATTTACTCGACCCAACCCAGGGTTGGTTATGGAGAACTTATGAGTAAGGCAGTTAAATCGGTAGGCAAGGCCATTGGTGGCGCAGTAAAGGCTGTTGGCAAAATTGTTAAAAAGGTTGCCCCTATTGCCGCACCAGTTCTTTCTATCTTTGCCCCAGGTGTGGGGACAGCGATTGGCACAACTTTAGGCGCAAGCGCGGCTGCGGCCCCGATAGTGGGCGGTGCTGTGTTAGGTGCGGCTGGTAGCGCAATTGGTGGACAAGATCCCCTTACAGGTGCGGTATTAGGTGGTGGCTCTGCTTATCTCAAAGGTTTGTTAAGCCCAACGGTTTCTTCTAGCGTTCCTGAGTTTGGCTCTGCTGCGGCAGATCAAGCCTTTATTGCGGCAGACGCGGCACAACTAGCTGGTCAGGGATTGTCAGAAGCCGCAATTATGCAAAACCTCACCTTTGCGGGTGTGCCTGAGTTCTTAGCGGCAGACGCGGCTCAGTTGGCGGCTCAAGGCTTATCTCAGGCTGCGATACAACAGAACATTGCTCAGTCAGCTTCTCCGCTTGGTGTTTCGCCATCTTTCTCTGTGCAAAATGCAATTAGGGGGTTCTCTGGTCTTAACCAACTTGCGAACTTAGGAAGGCCACAACAGCAACCCATGCAGATGACCCCACAAATGGATGCTGGAGTTCAAGGATTACTAGGGCAGGTGGATTACTCTAACCTATTGGGACTACTTGGTACTGGCAGGGCTGGTCGTCCTAATGTTTACTCTTTACTGGCATAACTATGGAAAATGAACTCTTAGGATTTGTGCCTGGGTTGCTTAACCCCGAGCAACAGGCTCTTGCGGAACAGCGGGCTAGGTTCTCTGGCCTAACTAACTTGGGCTTGGCTCTTTTGCAGTCGGGCTATGGTCAACCTGGACAGCCCAGGCAAAGCGTAGGTCAGGCTTTAGTACAGGCGGCTCCACAAGCTCTACAGGCTTATCAGGGCGGGTTCGACCAGACCTTGCGCCAGATCATGCTTGGTCAGCAATTGGCAGAGCAGCAGAGGAAGCGGGAAGCCGAGCAATCGCAAATGCAAGCCAGAGAGCAGGTTTTGGCTGGGCTTCCTGTTGACCAGAGGCAAAGGCTTACCGCGTTTCCAGAAATGGCTAAAGATGTATTGTTTCCCAAGCCTGAAGAGGCAAAAGTTGTAAAGCCAGGTGATATAGTAGTTCGCGGAAAGGAAATTATATTTGAGGCTCCAAAACCTGATGAGCCAATTAAATATGACAGAGTAGATCTTGGCAATACAATCGCATTTGTAGACCCAACAACGCTTAAAACTGTTAAGGTGATGCAAAAAGAACGCGACCCAAAAGATACATCTGCTGGCGAAGACACAGTTCGCAAAGAGTTTTTTGGACAAGCAAAGCCTTATATTGAAATTTCTCAGGCTTACCGCAAGATTGAAGAAGCAACTAAAGTTCCTTCTGCGGCTGGTGATGTGTCACTTATTTTTGCATTTATGAAGATTCTTGATCCTGGATCGGTTGTTCGAGAAGGTGAGTTTGCAACAGCCCAAAATGCTGGCGGCATCCCAGATCGAATTAGGGCGCAATACAATGCGGCTGTAGATGGGCAGAGGCTTGCACCAGCACAACGGAATGACTTCTTAAATCAAGCCAAGAATCTTGCTCGTAGTCAGCAACAAATGTTTGAAGGACAGTTATTGCCGTTTTACAGCAATATCGCGCAACAACGCGGTTACGATGTTAATAAGGTGGTGGACAACCCATTTAGCGGGCTTGATTTATCTGTTAGGCAAAAGCCAACTGCTGCTGGCCCTGTAAAACCAACAGATGCAGACAAAAGTCTTATCCTGAAGTATTTAACGCCAGGACAATAATATGGATGAATTTACCTATGAACAGGTAATCCAAGCACTACGCAATGCAGATGCCGCTGGCGATGTAGAGGCTGCTCGTAGGCTTGCTCAGATTGCCAACAGCATGACACAAGAACCACCTCAAGAGCGTAGCCTGATGGAGCAGATTCCGCGTCAGATTGGTTTAACTGCTAGGGCTGGATTAACTGGTGCGGCTGGCATCCCATCTATTGTTGGAGATCCCTTAAATCAACTGTTAAACATGATTGCGGGCCGCGATGTGTTTCCGCCTGTATCGCAGTCGGTTCAACAGCTAATGACTCGTGCTGGACTTCCAGAGCCAGAAACAGCACAAGAGCGTGTTGTGCAAGATGTGTCGTCTGCCCTATCTGGTGTTGGAACAACAGCAAAACTAGCGCAAACGCTTGCCCCTCGTGCGGCTGCCCCGTTATCTGAAAATCTTGGGTTACAGGCCGCTGGTGCTTTAGGTGGTGCTGGCGCGGCTAGTCTTGGAAGGGAAGAGGGTGCTGGCGCATTAGGTCAACTTGGGCTTGGTGTTCTTGGTGGCATGGTTGCCCCAGGCGCGGCAGGAACTACGGCACAAGCATTAACACGAGCAACAACAGGATCTGTAAGGCCATTTACTGAGGCTGGTAGACAGGTCATTGCTGGTCAGGTATTGCGTGAATTATCTGCCGACCCAGAGGCCGCTATGAGGGCCGCGCAACAGTACCGACCATCTGTTTCTGGGTATCGCCCAACAACAGCACAAGCAACCCGAGATGTGGGTTTAATCTCTGCGGAAACGCCTATTCGTGGCATGGAAACTGGTGGACGATTTTTAGCGCAAACAAGCGAGGCGAACCAAGCTCGTATGGCTATATTAGACAGGCTTGCTAAAGACGAAACCGCCTTGTCTCAGGCCATCGCAAAGCGCGATGAGGTAACTGCACCATTGCGTGAAAGAGCTTTTGCACAGTCTATTGTTGACCCAGATACATTTCAGTCTGCTATTGCGTTAAATGTAGATAATACGATTAAGGGCATTCTTTCATCTCCTGCTGGCAAGCGCGGCACAGTAGACAAAACAATGCGGTGGGCGCAAGAACAAGTTAAGCGGGCAAATAATCCAGCGGAACTTTATGAGATTCGCAAAGATTTGCGTGACGCTGCCCAGGGGTTATTAGATAAAGAAGGGGCGGCATTTAGCCTTGCAAAAAAACAGCTAGAGCAGGTGATTCGTTCTGTAGACGATGTTATAGACGCTGGCGCACCTGGGTACAAAGATTACTTGAGCAAGTATGCAGCTTCATCTCGCGGCATAGAGTCCCTAGAGGCCGCGCAAGCAGTTAGGTCTAAGGTGTTGTCCACCACACCAGATCCAAGCCGAGTGGGTGATTTTTTAATATCTCAACCAGCATTTACCCGCGCCATTCGCGCAATTAAAGATGACCCACGCACACCTTTATCTAAAACACAGGTTGCGGTGCTAGAGCGTGTAGGTCGTGACTTAGATGAGGGTGTACTGCAAAGAGGCGCAAAGGTTCCTGGCTCAGATACATTCAAAAACCTTTCTACAGCCAATATTGTTGGTGGAATTATAGGAAGACAAATTGTTGGTGAGGGCAACCCTGCGCTACAAAAACTTGCTGCTCCGCTTAACTGGCTTTACAACGGTACAGACAACAGGATTAGAGAGCTTCTTGTAGACGCAATGCTAGATCCTAAGCTAGCTGCTGATCTTATGAAAAAAGCATCTGTTATGCGGGTTGAGCCATTAAGCAAGGCTTTACAGAAGAAGGCACTTAATATGGGTTATGGATCAATTTTTGGACTGGAGTAACAAATGAGCAAGACAAAGATTTCAGAGTACAGCAGTACCGCTGCGGACAATACCGACATAGGCGGTATAAACATTGGTGAGGGCATGGCCCCTTCTGATGTGAACAACGCTATGCGCGAGCAGATGAGTCAACTAAAGGAGTTCCTAGACGGGTCTTCTGGTGACACCATTACCACAGCAAAGATTGTTGCGACTACGGCAACGATACTTTCTGGCGCAAGTGTAACGGGAACGGCTACGTTTAACTCTGCGGTTGTAATGGGTGGGGCTACAAACCTGCAAGACAACGACTTACAGAGACCTACTCTCCTAGACTATTGCGTGAAAGGCAGTGCGTTAGGTTCCGTGGGGACTTTAGCAACGGTGGATATGACTGCGGCTAACTTCTTCTCTGCGACAGTAGGATCTGCGACAACCTTTGCGTTTACGAACCCTTGTACCAGCGGCAACTTTGGTGGCTTTGTGCT